TTACTGATCACTTCCCTCATATTCAACATCAGACAGCAGCACTTCCAGCTCCAGCGCGGTAACGTACCCTGAATTACTCAAACTGTGCGTCACTTTTGAGATTGTCCATTCCTGCTCGTCGATCACCTGTTTAAATCCGCTCACCTGAACAGGCGTTTCCGGGAACAGGTCAGCGCGCCCCATTGCCAGCGTGATAGAGAATTCAGCGACACCACGCTGGAGTTTGTTCCACTTTGCCTGTGCGGCACGCATGGCCTGTGCCTTAGTCGCAAAAACCGTGGTCAGCGCCAGCACGTTTTCATCGGTGCCAACCAGATAATCCCCCTCACGGGCTTCTTGCTCCTTCTTTGCCTTTTTCGCTTTAGGATGCGGCTTCTGTGGTTGTGCTCCCTGATGCAATAACACTTTTTTCTGACGTTTTACCTTTACCGTTTTCGGCTTTTCAGGCTGCGGCTCTTTGGTATGCAGCCAGCTTGCCGTTACGCCTGTGTACGCGCCCCGGTCAGCCAGACTAAAACTGTGCTGATCGCCGTCGCTGCGTTCAATCATCTGTTGCGGGATGGGTTTGCCGCTGGCCGTCTTCCCCGTTCCGGGACGGATAAACAGCAAACGCCCGGCCTTGATTGCCACGATTGCCCCGTTGCGCTCAGCCAGCCGGGTAATAAATACCGCGTCGGTTTCCTGCGTCTGGTCGATGTGCGGAATTTTTATCCCGGCAAAACCATCGGCCAGCATTGGTGCAAGGTTGTTACGTTTCGCCACCTGTTCAACAATCGCCCCCAGCGTGGTGTCGTGATACGACAGTTCACGCCGGGAGTTAAGCGACCCGCGAAAATCGGCACTCCGCGCCCGGATGGTCAGCGTATCGGGTGTACCACGGTGCTCTATTTCATCCACCGTAAAATCACCTTTGCCGATCAGCGCTTCACCTTCCCAGCCCAAAAATACCGACAGCACCGCGCCCCGGCGGGGCAACTGCAACAGCCCGTCGCTGTCGTCCAGCTCGATGTCGAGCTGGTCGGCCTCAAAGCCCCGGTTATCGGTCAGGCTGAGTGACAGCAGGCGCGGACTGATAACGGTCGTGATGTCCTGCTCATTCAGGCGCAGCAGGTACGCCGGGGCAGTCTTACTGCCTGCACGAACGTTCAGCGGATTAATCATGCGAATAATCCCCCGATAGCGGATTGCGCCCGGTTAGCCATTTCCCCAGCGTTGCCGATCAAGCTGTCAGCTTGCTGGCGTAAATCGCCCAGCATGGCAGACAGCGACGAGTCTACGCGGGTCAGCGTGACGGTGAACTCAATCCGCCGGGCGCGGCCATCGGGGAAAAAGTCGCTTTCCGCCTGGCTGATACTGTTCACCACAAACACGCCGTAAATGGTGCCACCGCCCCCAATCAGCGGCCATGCGCGCCCCTGATCGGCCATCGTCTCCAGCATCAACAATGACAGTGTGCCGCCTGTGATTTCCGGCAGCAGCTCACCCGACAGCGTGATTTTCTCATCTTCAACGCCTAAAAACTGCAACGCCGGACGCTGACCGACGCGGCTGTTTGACGGCCAGCGATAATCAACGTTGCGCTGCATGTTCTGGTAGGGCAGGGTCTGGAGCTGGAACACAAACAGCCCTAACGTGAGCATCATTTTATTCACCTCCCTGATAACTGTACTGACTGAATGCGCGTGACCGCGCCGCTCGTTCCCGCTGCTCAAGCTGGCGTGTGACTTCCTGCGCGATGCCTCTCTCACTCTGTCCGGGCTGGGCAACAATACTGATAGGCGCGTGAATGCTGACCGGGGACGATGCGGCACTGGTCTGAAGCGTCGACGCTATCGGGCGATAGGCTGACATGTTCATCGTGGCCGATGCCATTGCGGCCGTATCCTGACGGCTGGTGACATTCGCTGAACCCGCCGCAATGTCCGGCGTACTCACACCGCTGTATCGGGATGCAATCGCCTTTGCGTCGTTGCCCTGTGGTGTCGGTGCTCGGCTCACGCCCACTTTCAGCGCGGCAGCTTCTTCCGGCGGCAGGATACTGTCAGCAGTCGTCAGATTCTTCGATTTCTCGTCAACCAGCCCCAGCTTTTCAAGCAGCCACGACACTCCAGATTTCAGCGACTCCAGCGGGTTCATGATGATGTTAAGCCCGCTTGCCAGCGCCTCACCAAAGCGTTTCCCCATACTGGCCGCACAGTCCAGCTCGGCGGCAGTGGATTTGACGGGCGTCAGCAGGTCACCAAACCAACCAAACAGCGCCTTGATTTTGTCACCTATCCACGTAAAGACGGGCTGGAGCGGCTCAAACGCCGCAATAATCGGCGCACTGGCCGCAACAAACCCTTCCACCACGCCGCCGATAAAAGCCTGAATCGGCTCCCAGTATTTCCAGATAAGCAGCGCGCCGCCGACCAGTGCCGCGACGGCTATCCCGACAGTCGACAGCAGGACGCCTAACGCACTGCTAACCAGCGTAATCCCGGTGCGCAGCAGCGCCAGCGGTGACGTCACCAGCCACATCAGCACGCGTGCAAAGCCCGACATGGCACCCCGGATAACAGCCAGTGGATTACTGACCGCCCCGAATACCGAGGTCAGCGCAGAGGCTCCGGCACGTAGCAGCATCAACGGCGACTTTGCCAGCCAGACGATCATGCCGCCGAGGCGGCTTAATCCCCCTGACAGCGGAGTGATGCCGCGTGTTCCGGCGAACCGTAATCCGGCACTCAGTAAACCCGCTCCGCCAATTAATGCGTTAATCCCGCTCATGACAGGCCACGCAACCAGCCCCAGCCCGCCCAGCACCGTAATTAACGCCGTGGCAGCGCCACCCACCATGACTATCTGCCGCGTCAGCTCCGGATTAGCCTTGACCCATTCATTGACGCGGGTTAGCCATTCCGTCGCGGCCTGCGTCAGTTTACGCAGCGCGCCGTCATCGTCATTGAACAGGTTAAAGCGCAGGCTGGACATTGCCCCCTGTAGCCGTCCGATATCCCCTTCGAGGTTATCGCGCAGGGTATCGCCCATGCGGTCAGCCGCCCCGGACACGTCACCGAGCTTGTTTTCAGCTCCGGCCAGCGCTGACAGGAATTTCGGTATCTGGTCAATCGACAGGTCTTCAATCGGCGTACCAAACAGGGCTATCGCAGCATTGGCGCGCTCTGCCGGGTCTTTGATTTTCAGCAGCCCGTTGGCGGTTTTCTGCATTGCCGCCCGCGCCTTATCGCCGCCGCTGGCGATGGCGGTAGACATTTTGGCGGCATTGAGTCCGGCAGCGTCATAGGCTTCAATGCTGGCCTTTGACATGTCCGACCCGCGAATGCTGAACTCTTTCACCGCGTCGCCTGTCTTGTCCAGCGCAAACTTGCCTTGCTGCGCCATGTCCACTAACAGTGTCATGGCTTCCGATCCGCTGAATCCCATGTTGCGGAAGTGGGTCGAATATTCGTGCAGGATTTCCGGCAGTTCGCCGCGCATCTGCGCAGACACGCGCTGCATCCCGGATACCATCAAGTCAAACGCCTCGTCGCTGTTCTTCGCAAGGCCGTTTTTCATCATGATGGCGGCTATCTGGATGCTCTCGGTTGCATCGCCGCCGAGCGCCGTTTGTATGTCCAGCGCCTTACGCGATATCCGCGCCAGCTCGGTTTCACCCACATTACCCAGCGTACCCAATGTGCTACGCACAGCGGCCACCGCGTCCGCTATCTGAGTGAGATCGTTACTCACACCCGAGGCGTTAACCTCTTTGATAACGCGGGTGTACTGTTCGCCGTCGGCGGCGTTCCCGCCCGTCTGTGCGGCGATGCGCGCCCCGTGTCCGTCGGCCTGTACCGACGGTGCAATCAGGCGGCTTTCGGCATACAGTGCAGCGGAACCGAGGCCAAACGCCGCCGCACTGGTATTACGCACCCCGGCGGTAATTTCCTTGCCTTTCTCATAGCGCTGTTTGACGGCGTTCAGTTTTTCCTGTTGCTGACTGACGCGGGAAAGCGCGGCGCGCTGCTGGTCAAGCTGCGTCGTTGTCTGAGTAATATTCGTGCGTAATTTACGCTCCGCGCCGGACAGGTTGCGCGTGCTGATGCCTGCCTGATCTAACTCGGTACGCTGGCGCTGTACCGACTGGCGCAGTTGGCCATACTCCGTTTTTAGCGTAGCGGCCTGACGTTTCGCCCGCTCCAGCGTCTGCGCCTGCCGTTTGGTGGGATTTTCGCTATTGCGCAACTCTGCCGACAGCCCGGCGGCTTTCGCCTGCGCCTGCTGGAGTGCTGCGCCTGTTTCGGTGAGCTGGCTTTTTGCCTTGCGGAAACCGTCGATACGCCCGGCCTGTGTTTCCAGCGTTTTTAACTGGTCTTTTGAATCACGGATCTCACCCGACAGCTTTTTACTGGCGGTTTGCACCGCTTTAAACGGGCGCGTTGCGTTATCCACGGCCTTGAGCAAAACGCTTAACTGTAGATTGTTACTCATTGGCATACCCGCTGCGTTTCAGCGCCTTGTCGCGCCACAGGATCAATTCGGTGAGGGTCATCGGGTACAGCTCAGATGGTGGCCAGTGAAAAATCACCGCGATATCCGCCATCAGCTCATCAACACTCAGGCTTCGGGGGAGGTTCCCTGTTGCGATTTCGGCGTCAAAAAACCGATCACCTTGCCAGCGATGGCAATCATATCCGGCAATTCCATGCGGGTGATTTCGGCTTCGGTCAGGGCTGGCAGCGTCATGCGCGGCAGCACTTTAATCATCGCGTCTACATCCGACCCGGCCAGCGCCGCCAGACTGACGCCGCGCAGCGTTCCGGTGGTCGGTTTAATCAGTGTGACGGTATCAATCAGGGTGTCGCCGCGTTTAATCGGGGTTTCCAGTGTTACAACGTTGTCGTCTTTGTTCATGGTATTGCCTCGGTGCTCAGATAAAAAATAGAAGAAGACGGCCAGCGCCGGGCTGGCCGGACAGGATTACGCCAGACCAATTGCCCGGCGGTGCTGCTCCAGACGGTCAACGCCCATAACACGCTCAATCATGTTGATGGTGTCAATCTCTATCATCTCTTTGCCGTCGATGGTCAGCTTGTAATACGTGCATTGGGTTGACACTTTGGTTTCAGTGGCTTCCCCTTGCTTACTCTCGCCGCCGTCGATTTCTTTGTGACGGCCACGCATGACCACTTCAACAGCAGAAATTTCTCCGGTGTCGTCACGCTGGTATGACCCGGTAAAGCGCAGCAGCACCTTATCGGCACCCGGTGCGGCGTACTGGCTCCACAGGGTTTCGTCAGCAAAACCGCCGAGCGTAAACTCCATCGCCAGCGCGTCATCATCCAGCCCAAAGTCGATGGGCGCGCTGCCGGGCATGCCACCGCCGCGATAGTTCTCCAGCTTACGCGTCAATTTCGGCAGCGTAACGGCAGTGGCGACACCCATGTAGCTCATGCCGTCGTTGAACAGGTTCATAAATTTCAGATTGCGAGGCAGTGCCATAGCGCGTTAGCTCCTTAGCTGTTGACCGATGCGGCCAGATTCACCAGATATTTATCGGTGATACGCTGGCGCAGGGTGAGATTTTCCAGTGGGGGAACGGGGGTATAGTCGTAATCGATATACAGTTTCCCGGCCTTGAGCGTGTCTTTATCGTTGGCGGTTTCATCGAACCAGCAATCTGCATCAATGATGTAGCCGCCGGATTTCAGTTCGCGAAACTTGGCCCTAATCCCTTCGATAATGTCGTTGATAAGCGTGGCGGTAACGGGCTTATCGACTGCCCACATGTGCGCTTCGGCCATGGTATCGGCCAGCACCTGCGCGGTGCGGGTGTAGTTCTCAAACAGGAACAGCGGATCGTCAGAACAGGTACGGTTGCCCCAGAAGCGGAAGCCGTCTTTACGAACCAGCGTGGTGACACCTGCTTCATTGAGTAAATCCGCATCGGTGCCGGGTGCCTGCAAATCCCAGTACACCGAGGCGCTGATGCCCGTCACGCCGTTCACGCCGACGTTAGACAAGGTTTTATGCCAGCCAGTCTCTTGGTCAATCTTGGCACGCAACCCCAGAGCGCGGGCAGTTGCATACGCTGTGGCGCTGGCGTTGGCTGTGGTATCCCACGCGATAAAGTCCGGCCAGATCACCATAAGTTCACGCTGGCTGAAATTCTCGCGGTAGTTGATGGCGTCCGACAGGGTTTTGCAGCCCCACGCACTGACGTAACCGAATGCTCGCAGCGACTGACAGATGGACGCTAACGCCGTGGCAACGGGCAGCGAGTCCAGCCCCGGCGCACCGAGGATGCGCGGTTTTACGCCTGTGACGGTCAACGCATCTAACAGGGCTTTCATCCCTGTGTATTTGCCGTTTTCGTCACTGCCGCCGATCACGTTGGTGATGGTTTCAGACTCGTCTTTACCTTCGGCCACGCGCACCACGACGGTGACGGGCTTTGACTGGTCGGCGATGGCTAACAGGGCAGCGGCCAGCGTGCCTTTTTTCCCGGCCTTGCCAGCGGCAGACAGCACATTGGTAATCAGTACCGGGGTATTAAGGGGAAAGGTGGCAGCGTCGGCATCCGGTGCAGTACACACCATGCCGACAATGGCCGTAGAAACGGTGGAAATAACGCGCGTGCCGTCGTTAATCTCGACGACCTGCACGCCGTGGTGAAAATCACTCATAAATTAATGCTCCAGCTAATAGCACGATTGCTGCATTAGGAGCGGCTATTGTCTGGTGCGATGAGGATGTGCGCGAGTAATGCGGGTATGGTGGCGGCTGGTACAACACAGAGGCGTAAAACAGGCATGAAAAAAGCCCACCGTTGGCGGACGGTGGGCTTCGCTTTCCCCAGCGTATCATTATTATTTTAAAACCAATCAAATAATGACATTGCAGGTGACTATTTTATAAACGTTTATACAGATCAATTATGCGTTATTGATCGGTGGTAGCGATCAATTATGCTTTACGCCGCTTTCGCCAAAACGTGGTAATGGATAGTCTGGTTATTTCCAGAACCGTATCGGTTTGAATCCCATACATCCCAATGGTGTGTAAATCCGCTTCCACTGACACTGCTCACCCGACCGACGAATGCATTTGCGCCATTGTAGCCACCTACTTCGTTCCATGTGATGTTAACTACCTCGCCCAGCTTAACCGGGAATGCCACATCGCGGGATGCATTGATAACGGTTTCAAACGTGCCGAACAGCTCAATCATACCGTCCGCATATTTACGCCAGTAATAGCCGCTGCCTGAGCCTGTCGCCGTTATCGTGCCCGGAACCGTGACCCCTTTCATCAGATAGCGGGCGTCGGCTTCGGTTTTATTCCATGTGTTGATGTCTCCGGCCAGCAGATTGACGTCAGCCGACAGGGGTTTTCCATTCACCCGGATAGAGCGCAGGGCGTATTTTTGTGCCGCGGCCGCATCGGTTAACACACTATTCGCGCCGACATACAGCGGTTTGCTGGCTTCCACTCTGTCAGCTTTTAATGTCAACCCTGTGTTGTGCGTATACGAAAACAGCATTATGTCATCAATGACACTTCCACCTTTGCCGACATACCACGAATTGACGCCATTCTTTTGTCCGCGAATGAATAACATTCCAGTATCGGAATTCGTATCAAGTTTTAACGCTTCGCCTCCCGCGGCGCCGCTGATTCTCAAGCCTCCCGTCAATGTACCGCCAACATTGGGAAGTGCCTGTACATCTGCGGCGGTGGGCGGGTTTCGGGTGTTGTAATCGCGTCGCCAACCGGGGGAATAATTATCACCGTTGTTAACGTAGATAAACTGTGCGTTTTTCCCGACTGTTGACGATGCCGTAGTGATTCGGACAGTAAACGCGTTCTCAGTACCCGCTACCTCAATTACTGCACCCGCCAGATGAATGTCTCCACACTCTGTGTCTGTGATAGTTTTATTTCCGGCGTAATACCACGACCCTTTACAAATCCAATACGGGTGATTAAATGCCCCCAGCGTTTTCAGTGATGCAATAAAATCAGATGTTTTCCATGCTCCATCACCCCCACCGATATTCATTCCGGGGCTGAATGCTCGAACTGTACCAATATTTTTAACAAAGAGGTCTTTGTTAGGGATATCCGCGCCGTTCTGGTCTTTTGCCAGCTTACCTGCTACGGCGTTTAATACCGTTGTCGAGAAATTCGGATCATTGCCGAGTGCTTTTGCCAGCTCTTGCAACGTATCCAGCGCGGCAGGGGAACCACTCACCAGCGCCGCTACCGCTGATTTCACAAATGCCGTAGTCGCTATCTGCGTATCGTTAGATGCCTGTACCGCCGTGGGTGCTGTCGGTTTACCAATCAATGCCGGGCTTTCCAGTCGCGCATATTTTTGCGCGGCCTGTGCATCCGTCAGCGCCCCCACATCGGCGGCGGTGGGTTTATTGTTGGGGCTGTACACGCGCTGGCCTTTTTCCAGCAGCGTGCCTGCATCAACCTTATTCCCCAGCGCGACATCGCCCGTCGCCAGATTAATCCTGAACGGGCGCAAACTGTTCCATTTGCCATACGGATCGCCTTTATCTGTCAGTAACAGATAAAAGTCACCGCCATCGTTGCGCAGAGTGACGCCGTAGCCGCCATTAACCATGCGTAATGCGTCAGCTACAGAGGAAACCAGCGTTCCGCTCATCGTGCCGCCTGACAGCGGGAGCTTTTTCGCCAGTTCCGCCAATACCGTTGCGGAGAAATTCGGGTCATTGCCGAGCGCCTTTGCCAGCTCCTGCAACGTATCCAGCGCGCCGGGTGACCCGTTAATCAATGCGGCAACGGCGGATTTCACAAATGCCGTGGTCGCTAATTGCGTGTCATTCGATGCCTGTGCGGCCGTGGGGGCAGTGGGTTTACCTGTCAGTGCCGGGCTGGCTTTTGGTGCGTATTGCGGGTGCGGATCAGCGGCGGCAAGATGGGTTTTCATCAGGGAATCCGCATAGGCTTTCACTTCGATCACAGCACTATCCACATAGCCCCGCGTAGCCAGCACCACCGCCGGGTCGATTTTCAGCGTCACGGCGTCGGTACTGCTGACAATCAAAATCATGCGCACGGTCTGGATGCGACCACTGCCCTCCTGCAATTGGGGCTTGTAGGTTTCCGGGCAGTTGGCGATAGCAATCAGGTTGCCGTCGTCGTCAAACAGGCCGATTTCCCGTATCCAGAAGCCCCCCTCATTTTCGGGAATGACCTGCTCGGCGATAATCTGGCTGGGGTTTTTCGGGTCAACGCTCAGGGTGTTGAGCGCCGCCCGGCGCTTTTCGTTAATCAGTTTAGTTTGTGCCGGGTTGGGGGTTGGCAATACGCCGCCGCCGTCCCCGACAGCCATCCGGGTGATGTTCAGGCGGTTACCCAGCGCGGTAGCGTTAGCCAGTTTAGCCGCGCCGATGTTCGTTAACAGGGCAAAATATTTACTCATGCGGTTACGCTCATGCTGTCAATTAGATGAATGCCTGCCCCGGTCACGTCCAGACCGGATACAGAAATGATTTCAGGGAAATAGGGGTAAACGGTTAGCTCATCACCGCCGTAGACGGTAGCGGCAACATAGGCCGCTCCTTGCGTGTCAAGGTTGATATTCAGCCCCAGCAGGTGACGGGATGCGGGTTTGGCATCGGCAATCAAGCGTTCCAGCTCGAAGAAAGTTTCTTCGGTGATGCCGCTATCCTGCACGCCGATATCAAGACGAAAGGTGCCGGGCTTGTCGCCGTTCTGCCACCATTCGATGATGCGAATAAGGTAGCCGAACGGTTCGACCACGCGACGCAGCGCACCGATGGTGCCTTTGTGACGATGGATAAAGAACGCATCGCGGATAACCCGGCGTTTCAGGCTGTCCGGCCACGCCTCATCCCAGCGGTCAACGGAAAACGCCCACGCCAGATACGGCAGCAGGTGTGCCGGGCAGGCGTCCGGGTTCCACAGCAGGCGCAGGGGAACGGGTACGCGAGTAATCTCGGCGCAGGCGGTGGCAGCGGCCACTTCCAGCGCAGACGACCCGACAGGCAACAGGCGGGTATCACTCATCGGCACTGCCTACACTCAATTGATAACCGGAACAGTAGGACGCCTGCGCGTCTGTCAGCACGATATCGGCGGCGGGTGTCGTCAGCTCGACCCGTTGCACGCCCTCGACGTGCAGCGCAGCGTAAATCGCCGAGCGACGAATATCCCGCCCTAATCGGTGCTGCGCACTGATATAGGCTTTTAGCTTCTGTTCGGCAGCGGCGCGCACTGGCTCCGCTTCTGGACTCCGGTACAGGTACAGCGTGGCGTCAATCTTATACGGCACAATAGCGGCAGACTGTACCGTAACCCGGTCTGCTACCGGGCGCACGTCTTCACCGTTCAGCGCAGCGGCCACAATGGCGACCAGCTCCGGGCTGGCGCTGCCGTTTCCCTCGCGTGACAATACCGACACGGTAACGCTGGCCGGGCTGGGACTGATAACCGACACATCCGCCACGCGCCCGTCGGCGCTGCGTCCGTGGTACTGGTAGGCACCGACCGACCCGGCCACGCTCAACCCCTCAAACGACTGCTGGATGCGCAGGCGGAAATCGCTGTCGGATTCCATCAGGGCAGGCGTGGGCGGCAGGGTTGAATCGTCAGCTGGGGTAATGACCAACCGGGAGACGCTGAAATTTGCGCCGAGCTGGTCAAGGTCGCTTCCTCTTGCATACGCCACCATTCCGGCGCGGGCGGCTTCATTGACGCGCTGCCGCCACAGCAGTTCACGGTAGGCGTTTTCCTGTAACAGCTTGACGATCGGATCGGATTCCAGCGTCAGCGTGCGTGCGACAGCTGCGCGCTGGTCTTCCGGGTAGAGCGACAACAGCATCGCCTTACGTTCGTTATAAATGGTTTCGTAATCCAGTTCTTCCACCACGGCAGGCGCGGGAAGCTGGCTTAAATCAATCATCGCCATCGTGTCAGCTCACAGGAACAGAAAGGGAAACGGCGTTGCTGTCAGCCAGCACGCCCGTAATATCAACGGCCAGCTTGCCGTCGAATGTGCTTGTCAGGTTGATGGCCGTCAGCGTGATGCGCGGCTCCCAGCGCAGCAGCGCCATGTAACACGCCGCCATGACCTGCAATTTCACAGCGGGATTTTGTGGCTGGTCGATTAAAGCCGACAGCAGCGAACCATAATCCCGGCGCATCACCCGCGACCCGACGGGCGTGATGAGAATATCGCGCACACTCTGGCGAATGTGTTCAAGGTCGCCGAGCGTCTGACCGCTGTCACGGCTCATGCCGAGGTAACGTGCGGTCATAGTGGTGCACCCGTTATCCCGCCGCTGTCTCCGGGGTGTTTGTGGGTGTGCAATACCTTGCCATTGGACGACAGCGACCCGCCGGAATGTTCTATATTGCCGCGCATTTCCCCGCCTTGTTGTACTTCCAGCGTTCCGGTAATCAGCTTGTTGGTGCAGACCACTTCCGGTGTGTCGAATGTGATGCGCGTGGATGCTCTCACTGTGACCAATGGCACCGTGGCAGTAATGGATTCAGACGCGGAGATATCGGCGGTTTTAATCCCGCTGACGGTCAGCGCTCCGGTTGCGGGTTCGTACTCGATCACCGCACCGTCGGGAAAGCTGATATGTAACGCATCGGCAGACGCCGACGGCGCGGGGTTGTTATCGGAATAGATGCCGGGTAGCACAAAGGCGGTGTCCAGTTCGCCGCCGATGGACAGGATCAGCACCTGCTCATCAATGGACGGTGCCCACCAGTCGCGGGAACGTCCGGCACGGCGGGTTAACCAGTTCAACCAGCCTGTGGTCATTTTGCCTGTTTGTACCCGGCACAGGGCGTCCGCTGTGTTGACGTGGGTCACGACGCCGACACGGATCAGATTGCGCAAGAGGCGCTGGATTTCATTAAGGGTGGCTTGTGTTTTCATGGGGGAAATGTTGCCGCCGGGGGAGAATGGCGGCAATGAATGCTCGTTTTGCTGTGGATTACACAACATTGTCGTATAATCGGACACTCTGGTATTAATTAAGAAGGGATTCCGACATGGCTAATTATGCATACATGACACTTGAAGGCAGAGTACAAGGGTTAATTTCTGAGGGATGTTCTACCGTTGAATCTATTGGTAACCGATATCAGGCGGGCCATATAGACGAGATTATGATATTGGCATTTAACCACAGCATGAGTAATGCGGGTCATGCTGTACATAATCCGCTGACGCTGGTTAAACCCATCGACAAGTCTACTCCGCTAATAGCAATGGCGCTAAACGATCAGGAAAGGATAAAGTGTATTATTGATTTCTATCGAACTAGCCCACATGCTAAACAAGAAAAATTTTTCTCTATTCAGATTAATGACGGACTCATTAGCGACATAAACCTTGTTATGCCTAACGTTATAGATGATGGCGGTGCACTGATTCTGGAGCATGTTTCAATTCAGTACAAAGATATTACGTGGTCACATCACAAATCAGGCACAAGCGGTTATAGCTTGTGGGAAATGTCTAAATTTACCAATTAACAACATTGGGCGCGAAATTAATTGCGCCCGTTTTTATCGACTTTATCCATCACTATTTTCAGTAGATATAATCCCGACAGAGGGTACAGCATATAAAGAAACCTCTCCATCCATGTTTCAAAATGGAAGAAAACGTATAGGCACCCTATAATTAGAATCCCCATAAGCAAACTAAAAAACCAGTCTCTGATAAATGAGAAAATGGCTTTAATCATATTTTTCAACCTCTTTCCCAACCATATCTATTAACTCATTAAAAGCCTTGTCTCCATGTGTACGCCTGACAATAAGCGCATCAGAAAAAGGTTTGACAAACGGCTCAAATAAAAAATACAACAAATCTAAATCGTCACGCCTTAAATCTTGATAAAGTTCTGGGTTTTCTCGTTTTAAATAAAGCGAACGGTACACCGAACGTTCAGCCATTCCACCAAGTAAAAGCGCGTAATAGGATAAAAAAATACCGAATCGGCCTGCGTTTGATATTTTGTGTGCAACTGCCATGATAGCCGTACCCGTAAGCGATTTACCGACGAGTGAACCAGATGATTTATGGTATATCTTGTCTTTTTTTTCTTCCGGCACATGCTTATCAAACAACGATAGCGTTGCCACAATAGCCGCTTTTAGTTTTTCTCTTGAGGCCACGCCTCTTCTCAGTGCTCTAATCATTCGTTCTTTTTCCAGAGAACGAACATATCGTGAGTCCGTATCAATATAACCATATGCCAGATAACCTAAATCACGAAAAACGCCTACAGCCCCGTCTCCCATTCCCATATAAAAATCAGGCGACCTGAGCGCCTTCGCAATTTCTTTGGCGATAGATTCTAAATTCATAAAACATCCTTTTACATTTTCCTGTTACGAGACTATCACACGAAAAGATTGTTGAAAATGCACGCTTGATGCGCAGTAACTCCTACATTGCAAAGCAAGCTAATTGTTTTGAATGTGCTTAATTATTTCATTTTCTATTTTTTCAATTTCCCGATCGCTAAACCCCAGTAGCGGCCTTGCCTCATATTGCACATCGTCACTATTGCGGCTGGGGCGATCACGTAAACCGTAGTGATGCACCCGCGCCATGCGTTGCACCCGCCCGATAAATTCTAGGCTGGCCGCATCGGCGGTGCCTTTGGCTTTCAGATATTTAGCGGTACGCAGTTTCTGGAACATCTGGCTTTTCACCCGGCCTTTTTTTCCCTTAATCGGCTGGGCTTTACGCGGGGCATAGGCTGTGCCATCTGGGGCGGTCTGCGCCTTGATGTGCTGTTGCTGGCTACCGCGCAGGGCTTTCGCTACCGTTCCGGCCAGCTTACGACGGCCAGACGCCGACAGATTGGCGATCAGCGCGGCCAGCTTGTCGTCAAACGGTTTCAGCTCATTCATGCCATGTACTCACTAACTCACCGTGGATGTATAGCGACATCGGGCGTTCTACAGGAACGGGTAACGGCGGCTCCGGCGCGTGGGTCACATGCAATGCCTTGTCTACCTCTTTGACGATCACCCGCTCGGTGAGTTTCAGGCTGATGCTGATATCACAGCTACCGTTATCGTTAATATCCGCGAAATAGGTAAAGCCTTTGCTGTCATGAGTGATATCCGGCTGATTTTCTCGTAACCACGCCTGAATCGGCACCAATAACCAGTCGATATCGTCGGTAAAATCGGTAATAACCAGATTCAGCGTGTACTGGTTTTCAAATGACAGCGACGCGGCCAGCGTGGAGACAACCGCACCACTGTCGATAAAGACGCGCAGCATGTCCGGGTTATTTTTCAGTACCGGCACCGCGTCACTCAGGGCGCGGCGCAGGCTGTTGGGTTTCAGCATCGTGTTGTTCCTGACAGTGTTTGATGGTTTCAACCTGTAGCGCACAGCTCACCAGTGCGCTTTCCAGTTGGCGGTTGTCGGCGCTTAAATCACCGTTGGTTTCCGGGCTGCTGCCCGGTATCGGGCAGCTCTCCACTTTCGGACAGCCAACGTAAATAATCGTCGGGGGTGTCAAAGGTGGGGCGGCGGTGCAGCCGCTTAATATCGTCAGGTAAAGCAGTGCCATACCAACGGCGCAGATCGGCATTTTCATTCAGTAGCCTCGTAATTTTGTTATCGCGGGACGCGGCCAGTTGCCCGGCCTGTGACAGTTTCTTGCGGAGTTCCGCCTGTGCCTGTTCGTTGCGTATCGCGCTGGACTGCAACGCGTCGATCACTCCATCTCTGACCAGCAGTTCAAGCGACTGCTTAACCAGCGTTTCGCTCTGTTCGTTAATCAATTTTTTCGCGTCAGACAGTTGCCGCTTAGTCACGAACAGCAGCACGATAAACAGCGCAGCAACAACAAGGATTACGCGGGTCAATGTGCTCATACCGCCCCCTTAAGGCAGACGGCACGCTCACGCTGGCGACGGGTTTCAATACCGCGTGATACCTCGCCGTTGACATACACCCAGCGCAGCAACTGGTCACAGGCGTTGCGCCACTGGCCTTTGTTGATAAAAAACGCCAGCGTAGAGCGGCACGCCGCACCGACACCGACATTAAACGCAAAGCTCACGATGGCGTCATAGACGGCCTGCGGCATGTTCACGGCCATACAGCGTGCCAGCGCCTTTTCTACCCGTAACACATCGGCAACCAGATTGACCGCTGCTTCACGCTCAGTAATGGTTTTCCCCGGCACCACGCCTGCGGTGTGTCCGATCCCGTTTGTCCACACGTTCGCGCTGCACTGATAGGGGCTTAATCGGCATCCCTCAAGGTCGGCAATCAGCGCCAGCCCCTCCTGTGACGTTTTCAGCAAGGAAAAATCCGGCACTAACGCGGCCAGCGCTAACACCGTGGCGATAACGCAGCGTTTAACGAGTGATTTCATGAATAACCTCGCGGGGATTATCGATGCTCTTCAATAGCTGGTAACTCTTGCGGCGGTAGTACCAGTTAACGCCAACGGTGAACACCACCCCCAGCGCCCCGAAATAGGCCGCGAAATCCTGCGGCGTCATCGCCCCAAAAAATGCCAGCGCGACGCTTATCCAATACGCGATAAACGACGTGACTCTTTCCATATTCAATCCCATAAACTCACCGTTTCTGCGACAGGGGCGCTGGCAATATCCGGCAAGGTTACTGCGGTGCCGTGGGGCAAAATCGCCCCGTATTCAGCCAACCCCGGATTAGCCGCTAACACCGCCTCAACGGCACCCTGCGTGCGTCCGTAGTGGCGATAACACAGGGCGTCCAGCGTGTCGCCCTGCTGTGCGATAACGTTCATCAGATATTCCCGATGATGCAGCGGGGCTTATCCTGCAAGTGGCTGATTGACCAGCGCGCATCGCGCCACAGCTCATCAATCGTGCCGTCGAGCGCATCGGCCTTGCGGTCGCCTTTGGCGCTGGCGTCATAGCTTCGGTAACGCTCGTACAGCGTCGCCGTGGTAATGGCGCTGACCGCACACAGATAGTGGTGCTCTTTTTCGCTCTGGCCGTCGAGCCGCTCGGCGGGAACGGCGTCCAGCGTTTTAAACCCTGCCGCCATCTGTGCCTCGCGGTACTCGTACAGCTCGGCGTTAACCTCAGAAATGGCAGTTTTTGCGGCATGGCGCAGGCGCTCCGGCGTGACGGTGTTCTCAAGGCGCATCAGCGTGCGCAACGTTCCCGGCTCCACATCCGGCCAGAAGAAGGTGTTTTTGATTACGGCATCCTGTTGCGCAGGCACCGGAATAACCACCGCATCCGGGCGTGGCTCCGCTTTCGCGGGAAAAATCATTGTCGTCATGACAACCTCTGAATAGGTGGGCGGTGGACACAGGCTCAGAAAACGGATCACCGTTCCGGCCTGTGTGCCGCCCGGCGCGGGGCGCGTTGGGTTAACGGCTGGCCGCTGCGATGCGCAGCGCCGTTTCCAGCCGCTCTATGTCTTTTTTCACACCGCTTCGGCTATCAAGCTGAAAGGCGCGTTTCAGGTGAAACAGGGCTTGCTCTGGCTTGCCACTACGCAAGATCAGGCCGATGATTTTGTGCAGCTTGGCGCGCACCTGATCGGGCATGTCCTCTGCATCGGTCAGGGTCAGCGTATCGATCAGCAGGTCAATATTGACCGCCTGCCCGGCGGTATGGGCGCGGGTTGCGGCGTCGGCCACCTCTTCGGCTAACAGGTACGGCGTCGGGCGGGTGTACCCCTCTGGCATCACCAGCTTGTGCGCGATGGCATAACGGGCAATCTCCAGCGCGCCGGGGACGTCCCCGGCGTCGAGCTTCCACACCATGACCGTCATCAACACCGCGTCCTGTGCGCCGCGACCTTTGGCGAGGACACCCGCCACCCACGGAGCATAGCTGGGCAACAGCCCGCTTTTCATTTCGGCTTTACGCTCCATTGAGCGCACCTGTTTTAACGTGCGTTTATCAGCCGCAAGCCGGAACAGCATTTGCTCGTACCCGGTGGCCTGTCGCAGCGGATCATTCTCCCGCTGCGACGCCTCAGCAGCCGACACCCGCATCATGTGACGCTGGGCGGGGCTTAGCATGGCTTAAGCTCCGGCGTTATCGGTTGAGGTTTCAGTTCCTGACGTGGCAGGCTCTGCGGCTTTTTCCGCTTCCGGCGGTTTCGGGAACTCACCGAGCTGGATGTTTTCGATCACGCAGCCGCAGCCGTAATCTTCCACGACATAATCCTGTTTAATAGATTCGTAGTTTTCGATACGGTCACGTTTGGCGACTTCTTCAATGTGGCGGCGGTGACTGTCGTCCATGTAGTAGATAGACAGGTTATCCAGACGGGTGATCATCAGGGCATTGGCCGGGAAGTACGGCACGCGCACGGCAGGTAAATTGCCGATACGCTTCTGGCTAATGATGACGTCAGCGGCCAGCATTTCGCTGTTTTCCTGCTGTTTGTTGACCAGGGGGAAATATTTGTCAGACAGCAACTGACGGCCACAAATCACCACCAAATCCGGGTCTTCCTGATGCCATTCGTCGATCATGGTGTTGGTCGCATCCATCACCAGTGCGTCGAGGCTGACATAATCGCCGTTCTCACCGACGCGAATTTTTTCTGAGACCGTACCGTCTTTAGCGGTGTAGGCATTCATCACACGCTTAGGGGATTCGTTGCGGTACTTTTGCAACCAGCCCACCGCCACATCCTGCAACAGCGGATATTTAGCGCGGTCAGAGGTCGCCGCACGCTTCACGCCGTGCCAGCCTGCCATGATGTAATCCAGCGACTGACGTTTGGCGATGGCGTTACGCAAACGCAACTGGAAATCCTGAAAACGCGCCCACAGGTCAAGCGTGTTGTAGCGGATATGGAAATCAAAGTTCATCTGTTCGCACTTGTACTGGCGCGCTTCCAGACTCAGCAAGTCAGCGGTTTCACGCTCGTCGCCGTTTGACGTATCCGTGGTACTGGCTACTGACCCGGACACGCCGAGGCCGATTTTCTCCCCGGTCAGCTCGGAAACAGGCACGATGTTGATACGGGTCAGGAAGTCGGAGGACTCTTGCACCACTTCCATCAGCGACTGCGTGACGGACGGATCAACGCTGAATTTTTTACTCAGCGTTTCGACGTCAACGCCATTCAGAGCGGCAAGCTGGGTCATGTAAGCATTAAATTTAAAGCGGGTTTCTTTACGCATGGTTTTTCCTGTTGGTTCTGAATAAGGGGACTAAGGGCTACGCCCGGTTAGCAGTTGGTCAGCAGCGTGGCTTCACCGTCGCCACCTGTTGCCGCCGGGCGGCGCTTTTGCGACAAGCTCTCTGTGCCGTCCAGCGTGGCTTTGAGGTCGCTTAACTGCTGCTCACTGGCGCTCAGCTTTTGCGTCAGGGCGGCAACGTCCTGCTGCTGACGCTGCTCAAGCTGGGTGAAGCGCTGCTCCACGCTGTCGGCGTTGGTCTGCACCTGTCCGGCCACTTCGGCCACCGCCTCATGCACATCATTAAAACGGGCGTCATCACTGGATTGCTTGCGGCCAAACAGGGCTTTTACGCGGGTTAACAGCGTCGGCTCCACGTCCGGCAGATCTTCAAACTCCAGCGTCACTTCGGTGGCGACAGAAAAGAGGTTTTCCGGGGAGGATTTACGGGTGGCCAGCGGATTTAATTTTGCCTTTGCACTGAATTCCAGCATTTCCGTACCGAGACTGGCCGGATCGTCGGTGACGGCCAGACCGACCAGATAGGCTTTGCCTGTGTTGGCAAAATTGGGCTGGATCTCCATTGAGGTATAAATTTTCTGGCTGGCTTTATTCATTGCCACCAGTTCATCTGTCGGAGTGATTTTGGCGAACAGCGCCAGCTTGCCGCTGATAGCCGAATCGTCATCAATCGTCTCGGCTTTCAGCTCGACCACATCACCGTAGCGACGAAACGGGCTGTCAGGCAGTAAGCCTTTCAGGTGCTCAAGGTTGATGCGGCAACCATAAACACGCGGATCGAACGTCTCCGCCATGTTTTGAATATCGTTCGCGTCAATCACGCGACCATCGCAGGTGTCACCTTCAACACCGACGCGGAAAAACTTAGAAACTTTCTTTGCCATTTTCTCATCCGTTGTTTGCGGGAAGTCGGTGCGAGTATCCGGCGTGACACCTTGCCGTGCCATTAATCACGGTTCGCTAACCGCTGGCACAACAGGCACTTAAGGCGGCGAGGGTCGGCGCTGACGTAGCCTTGCCGTCATGAATACAGCCATCGATACCACCATCATCAGCGACCCACGGCGACAGGCGGCTTTGCTTTACTGGCAGGGCTTTTCGGTGCGTCAGATTGGGGAAATGCTGAACCAGAAAACGCCGACCGTTCAGAGCTGGAAGCAGCGCGACGGCTGGGACGCTATCGCCCCGGTATCGCGTGTTGAAGCCAGTCTGGAAGCGCGGCTGATCCAGCTCATCATGAAGACGAAAAAGGAGGGGCATGACTACAAAGAGATTGACCTGTTAGGCCGTCAGATTGAGCGGCTGGCGCGGGTAAACCGCTACAGCCAGACTGGCAACGAGGCCGATCTCAATCCCAACGTGCGCAACCGCAACAAGGGTGAACGTAAGGCACCAGAAAAGAATATGTTCAGCGAGTCGGCTATCGAGAAGCTGAACGACATTTTCCTGAGTGAAATTTTCGACTACCAGCGCGGCTGGCATCAGGCCGGGCTACAGCACCGTATCCGCAATATCCTGAAATCGCGCCAGATTGGGGCGACGTTCTATTTTGCGCGGGAGGCGCTGATTGATGCGCTGACCACCGGGCGTAATCAGATTTTCCTGTCAGCGAGTAAGGCACAGGCGCACGTCTTTAAAAACTACATCATCGACTTTGCCCGGCTGGTCGATGTTGACCTGAAAGGTGACCCGATGGTGTTGCCGAACGGGGCGCGCCTGTTCTTCCTCGGCACCAACATTCGCACCGCGCAGAGCTACACCGGGAATCTGTATCTGGATGAATATTTCTGGATCCCCAAGTTTCAGGAGCTTCGCAAGGTCGCCAGCGGCATGTCGTTGCACAAAAAATGGCGTTCAACCTATTTTTCCACGCCGTCGAGTCTGGCACACAGCGCCTATCCGTTCTGGTCGGGTGAGCTGTTCAACAAGGGGCGCAGTAACAAGGCCGATCACCTCCATCTGGATTTAAGCCACGCGAATTTGTCCGGCGGTGTGCTGTGCGGTGATGGACAGTGGCGGCAGATTGTGACGGTAGAAGATGCGCTGACCGGGGGCTGTAACCTGTTCGACCTTGACCAACTCACGCTGGAATACAGCCCGGCAGAGTATCAAAACCTGCTGATGTGCGAGTTTGTCGATGATAAAGCGTCCGTGTTCCCGTTCGAGGAATTACAGCGCTGTATGGTCGATGCGCTGGAAGAGTGGGAGGATTTTAACCCCTACGCGCTGCGCCCGTTTGCCTATAAACCTGTCTGGATTGGTTACGACCCGTCACACACAGGCGACAGCGCAGGCTGTGTGGTACTGGCTCCGCCGCAGGCACCGGGCGGTAAGTTCCGCATTCTTGAGCGCTTTCAGTGGAAAGGCATGGATTTTGCCGCACAGGCCGAGGCTATCAAGCTGCTGACAGAAAAATACATCGTCGAATACATCGGTATTGATGCAACGGGCATCGGTCAGGGTGTTTACCAGCTTGTGCGCGGCTTTTTCCCCGCAGCACGCGAAATCAAATACTCACCCGAAATCAAAACCGCGATGGTGCTCAAGGCCAAAGACACGATCACAAGTGGGCGGCTGGAGTACGACACCAGCCACACCGACATCACCCAATCGTTTATGGCCATACGCAAAACCATGACGGCCAGCGGTAACCGCACCACCTATGAAGCCAGCCGCAGTGAAGAAATCAGCCACGCCGATGTGGCATGGGCAACTATGCACGCGCTGTTAAACGAACCCCTGACCGCGATTAACGGTCATGTCCCTGTCAGCATTTTGGATTTTAACGAATGAAAATGACCACATTTACCCCCAGCCAGATAGACGACCTCCACACGTCAATCGAGCGATTCACCTTTCAGCATCAGGCCGTCTGGCAGCGTGTCGGCAAACTAAACGTTGACCGCACGATCACCAAGGCGCGCCAGATTGGCGCGACGGCATTTTTTGCACGCGAAGCGCTGCTCGATGCGCTGACTACCGGACGTAACCAGATTTTTTATGCCCCGACGCCCGCGGGCGCACAACAGGCGCGCTATTACATGCAGGCGGCGGCGTGGCAGGTTGGCGTCAATCTGTCAACGAACCGCGCCGGACAGGTGCTGTTACAAGATGCGGTGATTTCATTTTTAGGGGAGGACAGCCACTGTGCGGCCTACTCAGGCAATGTTTATGTTGATGAATTTCCGTGGTTCAAAAACCCGCGCGCGGCCTTTTTAATCGCCAAATCTATGTCGATGCATAAAAAACACCGCCGGACGTTGTACGGTTCCGCATCAGATAACTATTCCGCGTTCCGGGTCTGGCGTGGCGATTTTTCACGGCGCAGGCATCCACAGCCCGCCCTCTTTATGCCGGGTAGTTCGTTTTGTACCGATGGCGTCTGGCGTCAGTCGCTGACGCTGGAACAGGCAGCAGCGCAGGGCTGCAACCTTCACGATATCGACGAAATCAAGCGGGAATGTACCCCGGAAGAATACCAGCAGCTTTTTGAATGCGACTGGTCACAGGCCATCAACAATAAGGAGCTGGCCGCATGAAAAAGCGCAAATACCGCAAATCACAATCGGCACCCGTCAGCCAGGCACAACCGATAGAGGCATTCACATTTGGTGAACCGTCTGCCGTTCTGGATCGCCGCGACATTCTGGACTATGCCGAGTGTATCCATAATGGCCGATGGATTGAGCCGCCGATCAACTTTAGCGGGTTAGCTAAAAGCCTGCGCGCTGCGGTACACCACAGCTCACCCATCTATGTGAAACGTAACATTCTTGTGAGCACGTTTATCCCGCACCCGCTATTGAGTCAGCAGGATTTCAGCCGCTTTGTGCTGGATTATCTGGTGTTTGGGAATGCGTTTCTGGAAAAGCGCCTGAACCGCACAGGCGGCATCCTGCGCTTAGATTCCAGCCCGGCAAAATACACCCGGCGCGGAGTAGAAGAGGATGTGTACTGGTTCGTGCAGTCATTCAAAGAACCGCACCGCTTTGAACCGGGGAGCGTGTTTCATCTGCTTGAGCCGGATATCAATCAGGAAATGTACGGCCTGCCAGAATATATCAGCTCGTTGAACTCGGCATGGCTGAATGAGTCGGCGACGCTGTTCCGGCGCAAGTATTACCAGAATGGCGCGCACGCGGGTTACATCATGTACGTGACTGACGCAGCACAAAGCGGCACCGACGTAGACAAGTTACGCGCCGCGATGAGTAATACAAAGGGGCTGGGGAATTTTAAGAACCTGTTTTTCTACGCCCCCAACGGCAAACCGGACGGCATCAAGATTGTTCCGCTCAGCGAGGTGGCAACGAAAGATGACTTCTTTAACATTAAGAACGCCAGCCGTGATGACTTGCTCAGCGCCCACCGCGTGCCGCCGCAGATGATGGGGATTATCCCGAATAATACAGGTGGTTTTGGGGATGTGGTAAATGCCAGTCAGGTGTTTGTCAGGAACGAGCTGACGCCGCTACAGGCACGCATGAAAGAGGTTAATAAATGGTTGGGGATGGAGGTGATCGCGTTTAATCCCTACAAACTGACAGAAGAGTAACCCAGCAACCTAGCCGCTTAACCAGCGGCTTTTTTTACACCCGCTCAGACCTCACCAATCGCGCTCTACGCGCACCAGTGCAAAACTAACCTACGGTATGATATCAAGGTAGAACACCTCACAGCGGGGCGCAGCGGCGCGGGATGAATCACGCCTCTACACCCCCTCGCGCGCAATGCTATCCCCGCCACGCCTGCCCGCTTTGTGTGTCGCTTTTCATGCACTCGCACGATCCAGCGCGATCCGCGCCAGCTATGGCGTTAACGGGGATAAATTGGGCTGAGATCATCATGCAAAATCATGCGGGTTATGCATGCATGGCTAAAAGACGGCATCCTCTAATCGTTTTTTCAGGTATTCGACCAGTTCCGACTTGTCACTAATCTCTCGATACTCTCTGGTTTCTATCGTGCCGTTCGCCAAATCCGCAATGATTGACATCGCGGTTTTTAATTCGTCTACATCGCACTGAGCCACTAACGATATGTCGGCGATTAACTGAACCCGCGACAAAACGGCCTGTATGTGTTCCGTGTTTTCCAAGGGGTGCCATTTCCTTATTTTTACTGTATGCACATACAGTATTTTACATATTGAAATTTTCGTCAATCACTTAGTGTGCTACAGGTGACTGATTGGTTATGTGTTCATCGCTAGCAAATCGGCGTGACATGTCACTAGAACATTTCACGCCGAGGCATTCACAGAATTAACTTTAAATCATGCCAGCCTTGCGTGTTCCAGCACTCAGACGCACCAGACAGGCAGCACTCAGAAACGGGTAACTTCTCCGAGCATTTCTGGCATTTACGCTGACTTAACTCCGATATTTTTTGCTGTAGGGCAGCGGCATCCTGACGAATTAACGTGGTCAGGTACTCGTCGATATCATATGGATCGCGCCCCGGACGACGCAGGGCGCAGTTGCGCTTAAGCATTTCCAGCTCTTGCGCATCAACATGTATCTCGACTTTCACCACGCCAGCATCACGCTGGCGTGCGCGCTGGGCGGCTTTGCGTTCGGAGGGGGATTTAGGCATTATTTCACCATCATCTGCGGCGGCAATGGTTGTGCGAATAGCGCACGCTGTTTACAACCCGGCCTGACCTCTGATTTTTTTAGCGTTTTCCAATGACCCGTTTTTTCGTTACACCATTCGATCGCTACAAATTCTTGTTTCCCCAACTCCGCCAGTTGCAATTCCAATTTTTTAGCGTAGGCGCTAATCCCTTTTGCCGTCCAACCTCCGGCGATAGCTTCAGGTGGTAATCCATCCAGAACGGCGCGGAGGGATAAAATTTCTTTCGCCATTTCTTCGATAATCTCACTATCGCAGACATCATTCAGATTACGTTCATGTTCCGAATCAAACGGATTATATGTAGCCTTTCCCGCCAATTCTCCAATTTCTTCCAATTGTTCGTTAGTTAACATCGTTAAATCTCCATCTGATTACTAAACCCCGGCCACTCATCAGCCGCCGGGTATGAAATAAGTTCGCCGTCTATCTTCATTTTTGCCCCACGCGCCAGCGCTTCCAGCTCCCAGCGTTGAGCTGTGATACCTCGCTGGGATAAATCACGCTGAATACGGGGTATCCGCTCCCGTTCTTCGCCCGTTAATCTGGCTGACGGTGACGGATCGCGGAGGGTATTGGGGTCAAAATCTCGCTGCTTGTGATTCTTCTTGACGGATTGCTCACGCAGACGCATTCCTAGCGCCCTCACAGCCGCGTCGTCACTCCAGTCAATCGGTGGGTTATCGGTTTCTGATGTCGTCGCTATACCGCTGTTTTTGGCCTGCGTTTTGACATTTGCGCCCGACCGTTGAGAACCCAACCCACAGTTATTGACAGGACTCCGAGGCGCGCCGGGGGCGCTTTTTAAAGTCAAAGGCTCAAGGTCAACGGCTTTAGAAACAATGCGCCACTCGGTTGTCCGGGTTTCAAAAACATGACTGGCACCCAAATGCGGGGCGAAAATCCCGATAACCTTTTGCACCTCTTCGTCATACTCGTTGAGCGTGTCCGATACCCGGCGCGCAACACGCACCGTTTGCAATTCGCGGGAAACATTCGCGCCACCCTGTGCGGCCATGTATGCGGCAAAGTCGCCAGCATCGGCGGCACAACGAACGGCTTCGACTTGTTCATCGAACTGGTCAGTGAGATTGACGGTACGCAATGGGCTACTGCGGCATTCACGGTAAGCGCCCATCGTGGGGATACCGATAGGCTTAAATTGGGGGATACGCCACGTTGACGCCCACGCGGTGACAGCAGCGGCCATATCACGCAGCGGCTTTCCGGTTTCGTCGTCCAGTTGGCCGTCGAGCGCGTACCCATCAATATTTTTTGCGATGTACTTAGCGATATAGCCAGCCGCGCCGCCTTTATTGAGGTGTTTACATTCAAAGCGGTACTTAGCCGCGCCGCGTTCGGCGCCGTCTTCTTTCAGGGCGTAGCGGCGCATAATATCGATGGCTGATTGGCGATGTGCGCGCTTGCAAAACAGCATCATGTGCCAGTGTGGCGTCCCGTCGTGATGCGGTTCGACAACGCGCATCCCGTAAACTTTCAGGCCTGCGTCTTTAAATGCCGTGCGCATTTTGCTCCAAATTTTGACCAGATATCGCTGGCCGTCTTTCGGCGTAAACGCTTCGTTGTCCCAGCTCCGGTTAAACTGGACTGTCTCGTTTTCGCCCTTGCCGATCACGCGGGTCGGGTGATATTTCGACGGGGTAGTGATAGTGATAAACATCCCTACGTCTCGCTGTTCGCTAGCGTAACGCTCAATCCCGGCGATAGTGCTCATCAGCTCCATACGGCGGATTTCCGGGTTAGAAATACTCGCCATCACCTTGTCGATCAGGTCGATACGCTCACCTGTTGCGACGTTCTCCAGCTCGCAGTTTTTCAGGTAATCCATGTTAGCGAGGCGACGCGCCTGTACATCGCGGATCGCCATTTTGCTGGCATACGGTGACGCCTTTTTACTGACCTGACCGACGGCAATCATCAGCGCTTCACGCCAGCGGGTGCGCTGGGCTTTAAGCTGGCGAGTCCACCATTCCTCATTAATCAGGCGGGACACGCTGGCTATTGCCTTGCGTATATCTAGCGTGCCTTTGCGGTAGTTCTTCCAGAAAAGTGGGGTGATATTGAACGCACGCGCCATGCTGGCAACATGGCCGAAAAGCTCGGCCTGTGCCGCATCGGTAAAGAGCGCATCAGGCTGGTCGCCGTGTTGCGCTTTCATGGCATCGCTCAATTCTTCATACGCCGAAAATATCTGGCCGGAAATACGCGCAGCCAGACGCCCCAGCGCCTTGTCATTCATGCCGGGCAGTGTTTGATAGGCGTCAGATTCAGACAGGAAACGCTCGGAGGCGTGGCGGTTCATGGCATGCCGGACATTGATCGCCTCAATACGCGGCCACATGCGCTGCATAAAGCTGTTAGTCAGAAAACGATTAGCGCTCAGCATCCCTTTATTTTTTTTCAGGTATGCGTAACGGTTCAGGCAGATTTCGCGCAGGAAGTGCGGTTGCTGGTTAATTTTCGATAAAACGGCTTGCCCCTGAGTCCATTCCTCACGGGTAAGCTGTCTTTCTTCCGGTACGATGGCCGAGCGGGGGGCGTTCCACGAATGCGCACCCACGAACGCATCGCGGGTGCTGCCGGGGAAAGGTGGCGGAGGTGTGGGAGCGGAGCGCCCCCGGTGGGTAACGGTCATTCACAAATACCAGCGTAAACGCTGCTGCACACGGCCTTGTCATTCATGCCAGCAAACAGATCAAACTGGTTGCCGCCGCGAGTGGTCAACGCCCAGTCTCTATAGGTTTCAATACCGTGGGATTCAAGGCTGATGAACTCAATACGGCGTTCGGCCTTACGTGGGTCTTGAGTTGAAGTAAAGAACGTGCTGTTACCACGGCGAGAACAAGCTGCGACCAGCCGTTCCCATTCAGCTACACGCGCCACTTCTTCCGGCCAGCGGCTGAATATTTCCGCTAACTCAGATTTTCTCGCATGGATGCATGGCATACAGCCTACGCGGCTGCATCCCTGCTGATAGAGTGGATTCGGTTTAATACCGTGGCGACGTGCCAGTGCAAACACATCGGCATGAGTCCATGTCAGTATCGGGCGGTAAACATGTAATCCCGGCGTGCGGTCGGCGTCTTCTTCCCATTCTGGCAACAAGGCACGGTCGGGAGACTCTTCCGCCCGTACGCCCTGCCAACTGATAACCTCGTCATATTCAGCCAAGAGCGGCGTGACGATCTGGTCACGGATAGGCGCGTGCTTTAGCTCAAAAGTACAAAACCGTACTTTGGTGGAAGGAAAACGGCCTTTCCACATACACAAATCCAGAAAAGGAATGCCAGTAGGATGGAGAACATCAAGCGCACTGGCAACCGTTGCGGCGGCCTGTGCATCAGTCATACCGCATTCAGTTACCAGCGTGACAGGCCAGCGCTCAGCAATAAACTTGCGCTTTCCTGCTATACGGTCATCAAACGACGCCTTAACCCTGCGAATTGCCCCCAGTTTGGATTCCAGATAATCCAGATATTCCATTGTTTGCGGGTGTTCATGGCCTGTGTCAGCAAAGGCTCGTATGGTTGGTACGCCTGCCTCAATAGCTAATAGCCATTGTGCCAGCGAATCTTTACCGCCAGAGACTGAATTAATGTTGATGGCATCGGCAGAAAAGCAACGTGTATCGATGACGGTATTCATAACCCACCCCGATAATGCTTACCTTTAAGTTCGTGAATGCCCTGACAGGTCGCGCAGCGGGTCACGCCGTCGATTGCAGCGCGGCGCGCTTCGGGTATCGGCTGATCGCAGTCTTCACACTCGAACGCAGAAACGCCGCGTTGGGCGTTCCGGGCGCTGGCGATCTGATGGTCTAACATTTCCTGTTGGCGCTGCTGCACCATGTCCATAGCATCCGGCATTACTCTTGCCCCTTATCGTTATTGAGCTGGTCAAAGGCTGACTGGCACAGTGCCGCAAAGCGTTTGCTTTCAGTCAGTAGCTTCTTTGCATCGGTGACGTTTCCGCGCCAAATCTCGGTGGCGATAGCACGATGCACAAAATCGTTAATCAGGCTGACGGGATTCTGATAAACAGCCAGCGTGGATAAATAAGGCTGGTCGCCGTCTTCTTTCCCGCATTTAATTTCGCCCAGCGCAAAGTCATAGCCGACTTTCGCTATTGCATAATTGCCGTTGATATCGACGCGGTTGTAAGCTGGGTTTTCCATTACATCACCGCCTTGATATCTGACCCGGAATGATTAAAGGCGTCGGATTCCTGACGTAATAATTCGATGATTTCAACACTGCTTAATTCATTAATAGCGGCGTGAGTCGCCAACTTATCCAGACGAGAAGAAAAAGACGTGTGCGCATCGGCTTTCGCCTCGGTGCGCGCCTGATTGAGCATTAACTGAATGCCTTCGCTTTCAGCCTTGCGGTGCATCGCCTGACCGACTGTTTTATACATGTGCATATAATCCTCAGATAAAGAGAGTCCCGGCGCGGTTAAGCGCCTAATTAATTTCAGGTGGTTATTTAATTCAGATATTCTTCGGGTTTAATTGCCGTCAGGATATCGGGGGCGGCTTCAAACAAGCTGAATAGCTCATTTAAGGCATGTGATATTTTATCTCGCCACGGACATGAAACATCATCAATCCGCCAGTAAGGCTGATTAAATTCATTTTCACTTAATCCCGCATGAAAAAATAACGTCCGTCTTTCACCGACGCTTAACCAACTTAAAAATGTCGAGGTTTTTTCACGACGTTTGCGGCTCAGCGAGAACATGCGGCGCAGCTCGTCAATCGCACAGACAATCTGCTCACGCTCTGCGGCTGGCATTTCCTCCAGACGGTAAACTGTCTGGCTTTTTTTCATCTGCGCATGAAAGCAGATAGTTAAACGGTCGCGCTCATGCAGCCCGTTGTAATAGGCGCAGGTTTCACGCCAGCGACTATCAGCAAAGTGCTTGCCGATCACATTACGCAGCCCGGCGGGTAAATTCTGCATACTGCTGACGGTAAAGGCTGTCATGCTTTCCCCCGTAACACTGACTTGATAGAGCGGATAACCCGCTGGCTAACACTCTCTCGACGGGTACGAATGATGATCCCCTGACGGCCTTTGCCGTGGGTGATCGTAAAATCTGGCTTTGTCTCCGTCTGGTGCCACCAGAGGAACGGCGTTATTGATATTGGTGCTTGCATGGTTTCCCCTCCTATTGGTAACCGCCCACGGATAGACGGTTGCGAATAGGTGCCGGGTTTTAGCCATGCCCGGCGCATGGTTCTGTGGTAGGATTAGTTCGCCAAAAACAACCAACCACAAGGAAATTGGTTATGAATACAGATGAAAAAACGTTATTCCTTTTCAGCAAAACACTGGACATTATAAAAATGATTCGTGGTGACAGCATTTCTCTTGGTAATATTCAGAATGACTTCGATAAACACTATGAGTGGCTCGAAGCTAAGCTTGATGAAAAATTACAAGCTTCTGAATGGGAATAGAGTAAGGGGCTTATGCCCCTTACTTACAAGATATCTATCCCTAATTTTTCCAGAACCACATCAATACACAAATTAATTCGGACTGAGTTATTGCCATTTAATAAAATCGTGGTTTCTTCATTTTGATAGTTGAATGCGTGAACACATTTAACTTCACTAGCATCAATGATTACTTTTTTTTCATTGTCTACTAATACAATAAAACTTTTCATAACTTCCTTATTTTCACCCAATATTCAACGACGCACTAATACCGCTCAGTGCATCTACGGTTGACGCTAACGCGGGGTTAGCCTGAATACGCGCCTGCAACGTTAAGCCGACCAGCGACAAATAACGCACACCCGCGTTGATACTCTCGATCACGTTATGACGACGCGCTGGCGTCATACGCTCATCCGATACGCTTTCAGCAGCAACCGCGCCCACTGCGGCGGTGGCCTGCAATACATACGTGGTTAGCCGTTCTGCCTTTGCCTCATTCACTGGCACGGCTGGCAGGCAATTAAGTTGCGCCAAAAGCCCATCGATCAGCGTGGCGTCTTCGGTTACATCGGTGAGGGTCATCAGCTCGTCACACGTCATCTTGTGCGGCTGGTCTGGATTCAGTTTGTTACGCAGGGTCTGATGATTCATGCCTACCTGTCCGGCCAACTGCGCCAGATTGTGCTTTAACGCGAACGCCTGACAGGCGCGGTCAAAGTGTGGGTGTATGGAAATCTGATAATCAAACATGCCGAAATTCCCTTTAGTTTGAATAATCGAATTGTTAATTACGCTTTTGACTTGATGTATCGGCAATTGACGGCCTGCTGGCGCAAGCGCTCACGCCATGCGAGCACATTGATTAAAACGCGAGATTTATCTGCATGGCCTTTACCTGCCACTGCACGGATAAGCGTACCGTCATCAAGCCATTTACGAATAAGGCTATCGCTGACACCACTTACTTTGGAGAACTCGGCGACGGTCATAACATCTGCAATTGAGGCACGAAGCATAGGCTCTAATGCGATAGTTAATACGGTGGCTAACTGTTGGAATTGCTCAGGATTAAGCGTTGAAACAACACTTTCCTGAGATAGTTCGGTTGATTTTGCGGTTTGCATATCGCATCATCCTGCGTTGGTTGATAGTAATGTTTGGTTATGTTCACATCTTGGCAGATGGGAGCACTTTAGATCTGTTTTGTGTATCTGTAAATACATAATTCGGTCTTGGGGTTTTTTTATGTGGGTTGAATCTGCGGTTGCTTCTGATGTGCTAGAAAGAATCCTTTCTTCTTATGGGTTTACTATGCAAAAGGAGTTAGGGGAAAAGCTTGGGATATCTAAAAGCAATGTGGCTGGCTGGCTGCAACGCGGACAGGTTCCCGGAAATGTAATCGTACAATGCGCCCTTGATACTGGTGCTGATGTGAATTGGTTAGTTACTGGTGAGTTTGATAATTCGCATTTGCAAATTGATGCGGAGATTTTAAAAGGCAAGCCGCTTTACGATCAGATACTCGCATCAGGTGGGAAAGCAGTGCTGCGCCGGATGATGGATGCCTACGGGTTCAGAACACAAAAAGAGTTAGGCGACCTGCTGGGGATTTCTACCGCGACGATCAGCACATGGATTCGTCGTAACTTTTTTCCCGGTGATGTAGTGATTGCCTGTGCGCTGGATACTGGCGTTTCTCTTGAGTGGCTGGCGACAGGGAAGGGCAAAGCGACGAGCAATGGTGAATCTGCGGATTCTTTGCCTGATATTTCCAACGCAAGTGTGCTTATACCGAAATATCGCCTTGATGCTGGAAAACTAAAAGAGTGTGGTTTCTGGTCTATGGATCGCACGTTGCTTGTGAGTGATTCCGTTCAGCCTGTTTACATTGATGGGTTGGGTAGTTCGTGGGGTGTGGATACCGCGCTGACAGATATCGGTAACGGGCGATGGGTCATTAATGTTGATGACTCTTATGATGTATTTGATATTGTCCGGCTTCCGGGCGGAAAACTGAAATTATCAAATCAATCTATAAATTTTGAATGTGGCATTAGCGACATTCAAGCATACGGTAGCGTTATTTTTACTTTGGAAAAAAACAAATAAGGGATTATCTAGATGAACGTAGTGATTGCCACAGCATTTTTTTCACTTTCAATTGTGGTTCTTACGTGGGTTATCTATGGGGTTTGGTCTGAACCGCAAGATAAAAATTTGAAAATTGGGAAATCTGTTTTAGCTGCTTGGTACTTCCTTACAGCAGGTGACGCTATGAGGTCAGTCGATGATTTCTCTGTCGGTTTTATTATGCTTATCGTCGGCTTTGCTACTGCTTTTTATTTGAGTAAAAGAAAAACTAAATCAAAAGATAGTAATGAAAGTGATGAGAATAAAGTAAAAAAAGAAATTGCAGCATTAAGAAAGCTTGGTTCAGCAAACAAACCTTTATCCGCTTCTACTTTTAACAACAATCAATCATCAGAAGAAGTTGGTATGTATGGAACACAATGCATTGCGTTTAGCTATGTGGATTCTACAGGAAATCAGACACGGCGTGAGGTTGATGTTGAATCTGTTGATGGTGAATATGTATATGGATACTGCCATTTAGCTGGGGATACTCGCACTTTCTTGCTGAATAGAATTGAAGGTAACATCATTGTTATGGATACGGGAGAATTACTAGACCCTTATAAATGGGCAGATTCTTTTGATTCTAAATAAGTAATTAAATAGCGAGAAATATGACGGTAAGAAAACTATCCAGCGGGAAATGGCTTTGTGAGTGCTACCCAAACGGGCGAAACTCCCGGCGAATAAGAAAGACGTTTAACACAAAAGGTGAAGCGGAATCCTTTGAAACCTACACCATGCGTGAGGTTGAAGATAAACCGTGGCTTGGTGAGAAAGAGGATCGCCGCAACCTTAGTGAACTAATTGAGCTTTGGAATAATTTGCATGGGCAGGCACTCAGTGCCAGTAAATCCCGCATGGGTAAACTGCGTATCATCTGTAACGGGCTGGGTGACCCGGTGGCCTCAAGATTGACAGCGAAAGATTGGGCGCATTACCGGGATAAACGCTTACGTGGAGAAATTGATAACGGCTACCATTCTGACCCCAAAATGTGGATAGCTAAACCGATCACGGTGAACCGAGAACACCAGTACCTTTATGCAATGTTCAATGAACTGAAAAGGCTAGGGGAGTGGACATTACCTAATCCGTTAGAAGGGATGCGCATCTTTAAAGAAGCAGATCGCGAAATGTCGTGGCTGACGACCTCCCAAATTCAACAATTGCTGGATGCCTGCGAACGCTACGGAAAAGTCTACCTTACGCGGATTGTTAAAGTATGTCTGGCAACAGGAGCAAGGTGGAGTGAAGCAGAAGGGCTAACACGTTCTCAGCTATCGCCTTACAAACTGACGTTCTTTAAAACCAAAGGCAAAAAAAACCGGACGGTGCCGATCCCGCGTTGGCTTCATGATGAGTTATCAGAATTACAAGGGAAGATGTTCCAGCCGTGCTATCAGGATTTTGTAAAGATGCTGGCCTTAACAAACATCGAGCTTATTGAAGGGCAAAATACCCACGTTTTACGGCACACTTTCGCGTCACATTTTATGATGAACGGCGGGAACATTCTGGTACTTCAGCGTATTCTTGGACACGCCAACATTCGTGAAACGATGCGGTATGCACACTTTGCCCCTGACCATCTGGAAGAAGCTGCTCATCTCAATCCCCTAGCTGGTTACAGTGGCGGCAAAGTGGCGGCAGAGAATAATAAAGGCTACTAA